AACCATCACTATTATTTTTTTCAGGTGCATCAAAGCATTTCAAACTTATAATGCATTCAGTCACTAGTGCGGTTGTATTTGCAGGGTCTCCAATATGATTCTGCCCCATAACCTTCCAAACTATCGGTTTCCCATTATATTTAGTATTCAAATCTTTAACCTTTGTACCTACCGGCAGTTCACTTAATCTTTTTGCCATATTATTCTCCTTAACATTCTATTCTTTGTCCAGTTTTATTAAAGTTTCCTTTTGTAAGAGATATGCCGTTTAAGTCACTAAATATAACCGACCATGGATTCCCTGTAATGTCATTATATACTGCCTCTCCCAGTTTTGCGGTTTGGTCGGCTATGTCCTTTATTGCCTTAGCAAGCGACTGCTTAAGCGATTCACCCTGTTGCTCAAGTTTTGTCTTTGTCTCAGCGTTCTCACGCTTGAGCTCGTCCTTGATTCTGCCAATTTCGCTTGATGTAATGAACGCACCTGGGCTTACTTCAAGGGTAATCTTTTCAAAGTTGTCAACCGCAAGGAAGAGCTTTAGATATACCGCGCTTACAGTAGCATTATTATAAGGCGGTATCGAATATCTTCCAGTCTTTTCGATAGCTACCGCATATAGGGCTTCTGTACCATTTCCAGTTTTTGCGTATATGCCTATAGCCTTGATAAAGTAGCCCTCCGTTAGTTCTCGGTTTTCAAAGGCAGCCTCAATCTTGACTTTACCGCCTGCCTGTACGGCAATGCTTGATATATGATTTGTCTGCTTAATGCCTGCCAAATCTGTAAGCCCTGCGATTTCATCCTCTGTGTAAGTCCTATCGGATGTGCTTACCCTTGTAAATTCGATCTTATTTGTGCTTGTTGCAACCTCTGATAGTAACTCTTTGCCCTTACTGGTTATTATCAGTTTTGTAAATTCTGCCATCTTGCCTCCTATTCTGTGAGTTCGATATAATCAGTTGTAACCACTCCACCGCCTGCGTACATAAAATCCGTTTGGAGGACATTATCAAAGCTGTTAGTGATTAGCAGTACCATATTTGCAGGAAGGATAATATCAAGCATTCTTTCTAATTCCTCCGATTGTAGCTGGTACTCTAAATGAGTAGTTATAATTACCTTGTTAGCCTCATTGTTGACAACTAAAGTAAAATTCCCTTTACCGCATAATCTTTCTATACGCTCCTTCAAAGTATTAAAGGTATAAGGGATGTCATCTATCCACGCCGCATATACCTTGATTTGCCGTTCTTCCAAGGAATGCTCCTTCATTCCGCTTATACCAAGTAATGCNTGTTAGCCTCATTGTTGACAACTAAGGTAAAATTCCCTTTACCACATAGCCTTTCTATACGCTCCTTCAAGGTATTAAAGGTATAAGGGATATCGTCAATCCATGCCGTATATACCTTGATTTGCCGTTCTTCCAAGGAATGCTCCTGCATTCCGCTTATACCAAGTAATGTCTCATACCTTGCTATGCCCTTTTCATTGGTTGAGCCTATAAACTGGTTATCAAGCAAGTTATCAGCCTCAATATTCAGAGTTCTAAACTCAGGGTTTTCACTTTCGTACAACTGCTTTAATTCGCCATACTCCAATAAAAAAGGCGGCACATAAGACCTGATATCAATATCACGCATTATTTACCACCTCGCCATCTACAGGCACACTATATGCGGTCACAACAAGATTTGAATTCTTGCCGTTGATTGTTGTACCTTCTATGTCTGAAACTCCCTTAATAGCTGTTATCCTCGTATTTAACTGGCTGATTTTAACGGTTATGCTATCACTTTCTGCCCAAGTCTTCCTTAATTCTAGCAAGTATCCGCTTACTGCTTTGCTTATATCTGCTTTAAGGCTGTTAAAGTTATAACCGCTTTCAAATGTTATTTTGGCACTGACATTTACAGCCACTTTATCAACGGTTGCAACAGTAACCACATGACCTATTGGAGCTATGCCTGCGCCTGTTCCATCTCGTGCTGGGTCTAATTCTTTCTGCACCTTCTTGATCAACTCGTTATTAGCTTGATTGAATTCAGAATCTAAAATAACAACCTTAACAGTACCGCCACCATTCCATATCGATATAACCTTGGTCGCTCCTACGCCTCCTATGGCATTTGTACGGTTGATATAATCCTGTTTATTGCCACCGTAAGCCTTTGCATTGAAGGTGTCAAAATAACGTTTTCTAAATACTTCCGTATCCTCATCATCCTCGGCAGGGATTAAGAGCTCTGATATCTCAGCACTGCCCAGCCCCTCGATGTAACTTATAGGGATTAGAGAGCCTGTCCGCTTATTTCCTACAATCCCTGCACTTTCGCATTCTAAGCTATATTCGTGGTCTTTTATTTTCTCTTTAACCGTATAAATTAAATCCCCATGTGTGAATCTCTCACCTATGGGGATTTCAATATCAAATACACCTTTTACTACTGCGTTAGTAGCAGGGTATGGGGTAAGCCCTCGCTCTTTAGCCCTGCGGATAAGCATATCCCTTGACGCAGTATCTGCAAAGGTCTCATCTATAATGCTGTCCATGTCGGCATAAGTCTGCGCTATCTCCAAGGCAGCAGGAGCAATGGCATCATATATTACAGAGCCCTCGCGCTTATCAAGGCTATCGGGGATACGGTTTAGCATTCTCTCCAATATCGCCTCGAATGTCATCTCTTCATACATTAATAATTCACCTCGCTTTCAATCTCGATATCTCCCTCGGTTGTCTCCACTGTAAATGCCACTTTAACGATGCCTTTTTCCTCCGTGTTGAAAGTAAAGTCTATCACATCTGTAATGCGTTCGTCCTGTGTCAAAGCCTCTTTAATTCTATCTTCAAGCTCTGCACACACATATCTTGTATCCTCGCCGTACAGGTCGGATAACTCCATACCGTAATCCCAACTATAGATCGGATAGGCATATCGCTCTGTTCCAAGAACTTTATAAATAGCCTGCCTTACTGCATCCATATCATCAACAAAGCCCTCTACAATGTTATCCTTGAAGTTCATCTTGTAAGTCTTATTCGGCTCTATCTCCTCTTCAAGGTCAACATCTGATATAAAACTTTCAGGTATCATAATCCCACCGCCTTATCAATTATTATGAATCTTTGCCCGCCCTGCTCCCTAGCAATTAGGACTATATCCCCAACCTTAAGAGAATTATCAACGGTTATCTTCTTTTTACCCTTTACTTTATGTTTGTGCCCCTGTTCTGCCTCGGTCTCTTCCTCAATCTCAATATCAACAGAATACTTACTTACATTTCTTGTTAATGCAAGAAAAGCCTCATCAAGTACAAGTTTTGGGTCTATCTTTACCCTTAAGGGCTTAGTGCTCTCTACAGTACCGAACATAAAAGCAACAGGCTTTACATTATACACTGCATCAAGTGCCGCCTGTTTAATGACTGCAAGCAAATCGTTTATATCTGCCATTTACACTCCTATTCTATGAAATCTGCACCCCTTACCGATAAATCCATAAAGTGCTCATTCTCTGATATCTTATGAGTGCATTTTTCAACAAGCATCATATTCTTAACCTTTACATCGCCCAAGTCGATCGCTATGCCTATAAGACTACCAGCGCGCACCTTAAAATCGCCCTTAACATTCTTAAATGACAAGCCTTTAGCCTTCCTGTTGTAAAGCGAAAGCAATGCCTCTGCCTTAGCTTTCCCATTCTCACCTTTTTTGAATTTATCATAATACTGTAGGACACCCCATTCATTGATATGCTTTCCATCTCTAACTACAGCGAGTTCGCGCTTGCCTGTCTTATCATTATCAAAGGCAAGTTTTATCTGATTGTAGGTATCTTTATCTATGCTTGAATTATATGTGAAGTCCTCTGCATTGTTTTCGTCAATCACAAAGTTAACCTCCATGTTTTTAAGGCTTTTCAGTGTAATCTTGCCGTACTTGTCAAAAAGAACATACATTTGTTTTTTGTTATCAAGGGTTTCATCAAGGGCATTGTAAATGATGTCAAAGAGTGTCACATTGTCCTCAGCCCTCTTTGGAATCTTATATCCCGTATCCTCAATTTTGCCAGTCTGAAGCCTAAAGGTCTTAGCAATAGTCTTGATAACATCTCCTGCCGTTTTATTAGCGTAGAACATTGTATCTTTGTTTTTTAGATACCTTAACTGGTCATAGGCTGTTATACTTATGCTCTCGCTCTTATCCCTCTTAATCGAGAATATAAAGCCGTAGAACACCTTTTTACCGTCCACCTCAAGCCTCACATGGTTACCTTCAGAAAACCTATTTGATTCTTTATCCTTAAGAATCTTAAAGGATAACACTCCTGGGCTTCCCCTTCGTTCTGTTTTCCAAGTAATATCATCAAGGACAACAGGGGCATATAGTCTGCTTTTGCTGTCTGCAATTATTAAAGTAACCTTCATATATGCCCCCTTTACTTTGGTATGGTCAAAATCTGTCCGCTAAATATCATATTGCCACGCTTTAGCTTGCTTTTATTCGCCTCTTTTATCTTTTTGTACTTAGAACCATCGCCATAGAACTTCTTAGCAATCAGCCACAAAGAATCGCCCTTTGATACTTTGTAGGACTTTGCCTTATTATCAGACATTGGGGCATTATGCGTCTGCCTCTTCTTTTTAGTCTTAATCTTCTTTTTGCCCTTTTTGTCTACTTTTAGCTTGATCGTATTAAAAGTACCCGCCCGATACTGTGTAAGTTTTATCGACACCATAACATCTAAGCCCTGATTAGCTCCCTCTTTAAGGGTGTAATCATCAATTACAACCTTTTCTTTATAGTCGTAGAGGTTTTTACCGTTCGGCTTTGACCTATCGATAATGAAGTTAAAAGGCTTTTTCGCGACCTTTAGCTTCTCAATCTCATCTAAGAAGTATTTAGCATTCTTAAATGAGTTATTTTTATACACCGCAAAGGGATATCTAACATTAGGGAGCATAAACTCAAAACTTAGCTCTGAGAGTTTAGCCTTTTTGATTATCAAAAACTCCCCTTCGTTTATTGAATTTATCTTTTTATTATTCCCCTTGATGGAATATTGAAAGCTCGAAGGGGATACAGGAAGGAGTAACTTACCTAGTCTAAATTCATAACCCATTACCTATGCACCCCCTCCGCTGCCATGTTTAATGCTCCTGTGACTTTATCCGTAAGGTCTGATATGAGACCGTCCAAATCGGTACTTGAAGAGATATTATTGTTGTTTTTCATATCAACCTTAATCTCTGCCGTAGTAAATCTATTTATAACATCTCTTTCAGCGATATCACGGAGATACTGCAAGTCCTCATTAGTGATATCTAAGGAATCAGCAGATTTTTTGGTATTTTTTGCCGTATTGGCAATGTCGTTTGGAACAGAATCATAACCGCTTGGTACATGACTGCCTGCCGAATAACCACCACCGCCAAATGCATTTGCTGTGTCAACATTTCCACTGCCGGCAGTTCCGAACATTCCTTTAGCTTTATTCTCAATGCCTTCACCAAAACCATATCCTGCATCCCAAGCCTTACTATATTCAAATCTTTTCAATTTGTAGTCATTTGCGTTTATTTTGTCTGCTTCGTATTTCTGTTTACCTACCTTTTCATCTACAAAAGCAGCAACATCATTTCTAAATCCCTGAATTCCACCAGA